AAAACATTAATGAAAGTCCTATAGTGATTAAATTATACAAGTGTTGTATGTTTTTGTTAAGTATGTCAATATTTGACAAATTTGGTATTAATTTCGAAACATTTGGTTACACCAAGTTAGAAGAAGTTGCTATTAAAAAACGAATGTATAAGAAGACAGACTTTATGTTTGTATTGTGTGATACTATATTGTTCATTGTTGAACGTGGATATCAAGTTTATTTGACAGGAGATATTAATTGTTTGTTCCATTCAGGTGGAACGTACAAGAATCTGTATGATGATTGTAGAGAATTAACAAGACAGAAAGATCAATTATGCAATCCTGAAGCAAATGGGTTTACTGAATCAGATTTCAGAGGAAGATTGGATGTGGTTATTGAAAAACTAACGAATATTGAAAAGCACTCGTTTAGATTGGACAAAACAGATGTGAAGATGATCAAATTGACTCTAAATGATATGTTAATGATTCGGGATGATTTGAATACAAAAACGGCTGCTCGTAGCAATAGAGAAGCTCCAATAGGTTTACTTATTTTTGGAGACTCAGGAATTGGTAAAACAACTATAACCAATATGTTGTGTACTTATTTTGCTAAACATGAGAACTTACCATGTGGAGAAGCTTTTAGATACACTGTAAATCCTGCAGCAAAATATTGGGATGGTTTTGTTACTTCCCAACATACAGTTATTTTAGATGATATTGCTAATGAGGATCCAAGCTTGGGTGATCCTAAATCACTTAATGTGGTTATCCAAGTTATGAATAATCAAGCTTATTGTCCAGATCAAGCTTCATTAGAGATGAAAGGAACAACACCCTTTAGAGGTAAATTGGTTGTTGCGACAACTAATGTAAAAAATTTGAATGCTTACCACTATTTCTCTTGTCCATCAGCTGTACAGAGAAGATTTCCTTTTATCATAACTCCAGTTGTAAAACCGGAGTTTAAAGATGAAAGAGGCATGTTGAATTCATCAAATGTTCCAAATGATGTGGCTTACCCCGATTTATGGTATTTCAAAGTGGAGCTAGTTAGACCAGTTTCAATTTCCAAAGGAAAACATTATGCAAATGTTGAATTAATTCATGACAATTTGAATATTAAAGAATTGTTAATTTGGTTCGATGGTGCAATAAACAAATTTAATGAAGATCAAAGAAGAGTACAAAATTGCGTTAAATTGATACAAGAAACAAATTTGTGTTTTTGTTGTAATTTACCAGATAATTTATGTAATGTGAAACCACAGGGAATTTTAGAGAATTGTACTTTTGGTATATTCTCTACTCTTTTTTTCTTGTATCTGAACTTCATAAGATATTATCTTGTAATGATTACCTCAAATGTTCATTATAAACGATTAGTATTATTTTATCGATTTTAC